TTTATCCTCCTCTATCATTGTCTTCAGGTTTGAGCAACCCACTTTCTTGGTGACTGTACTCATCTTGACTCCTAACTGAGTCTTGACACCAGAAAATCCTGAACCCACTATCTGACCTGCCCTACCACGCATAGCAACCATGAGTAAATTTTCATATTCTAGATCATAGAATAGTATGGATGCTACTTGATCACCAATATCATTTACCTCACACAACACGTACGCATTGTTATATGCTGTTGCTACATCATGTATGATAGACGGGAACAACATGGGTTTGACCTCATTGTCTCTGTACGTAGCAACTATCTTGTATGGAAACTCTGTGATGTCTGCAACTATGAATGCACTGTAGTCTTTTGATATGCCTCTTGCTACGTCCACTGTCACGATATAATCTCGTTTCTCAAATGGTCTCTCGTATACAGAGAGTTTACCGTTCTGCTCTATGGGTTGTTCATATACCAGTGATTTGAGTTTCGCTGCAGAGATGAGAGTGTCAACAGATCCTAAGAATTCACACTCGAACTCAATAGCAAACTGTTGCTTGCTAGTGTTCTTGATAGTTTGTTCTTTCCACTTAGCATCTCTACCTGGCACTTCAGACCAGTGAACTTCAGTGGGACAATACTCGTTCTGCCCACGCTCCGCATCATGCCACATTCGGTAGAAGTGGTTCATACCATGTGGAGTGGATACTATTATAACCTTCGTAGATTTACCAGAAGATATAGTAGGATACACAGATGCAAAGAAGTCATCTGCTAGGTGGTTTTGTACGAATGCGAATTCGTCTAAGAATATTATATTAAATGACATACCTCGAACTGCAGATGCAGAAGTGCTTGCTGCTATGATTTTCGATCCGTTTTCAAGTTCCATGGATCCTTTGTTCCATGCGATGATGCCTTGCTGCATCCACCTCGGCAAGTTTTCATACGCCAGTTGTAATCGTCCGAGGAGATCTCTAGCAGTCGCTGCTTTATTAGCGAGGATTCCGATGTTAACATTATCGTTGAAAATAGCGTAATGGAGTAAGTATGATACCACAGTTGTAGACTTTCCAGTCTGTCGTGGCATTTTGCAAATATTAAATCTGTGCTTATGAAAATTCTTTATAAGTTTCTTTTGAAACTTGTACATATTGAAATGAACTAGACCCTCATCCACGTTTACTATTCGGATGTGCTTCTCTGTGAAGTATACTGGGTCTGCTTTACACTTGAGAAACTCTTTTACATGTTCCTCTGTAAATTCTTGTTGTGTATTTGCTTTTTTTAGATTCGGATTACCAAGATAAATGTCACTCATAAAATCATAATTTGTTTAGATATTCCTTGAATGTTATTTTAGATTCATATGAAAAGGATGATCTACCAAAACCTCTTACCGTATTTCTTGCTGTTGTTTTTGCAAACTGTGCAGTTCCCTTGACAACTTTACCAGTAACTTTACCAGCAACTTTTGCTGTTCCCTTGGCAACATTACCTGTGGTTTGCAAACCTTGTTTGACTGCCTCTTTCTTTTTATCAGTTACTTTATCTATCGCCTTTAGTTTTCTTTCACCCCTTTTTGTCCTGTCATCACTTGTTCCGTCAGGTTTGACATCAGACATGTCAGGTCTATTTTTCTTATCTTGTTGTATCTTTTTGTACTTTGCTTGATCAGAGCGATACCTGTCCATATCGACCTTACCAGTCTCAGGATTTTTATAACTTCTGATATTAGGTCGTTTGAATCTAAGGTTCTTTGCCACTGGTTTAGATGCTTTCGCTGCAACTTTTGCTGCTTTACCAACCATTGCTGCACCTTTTGCAACTACAGGAGCTACTTCTGCCATCTCATTCTTTTTAGGATCAACAGATTTCTTGCCCTTATTTTGTATGCGTTTGATCGCACTGTTTAGGTTTGCCATGTGTTTATTTATCTTTGCCCATTTGCTTCAACATCTTCTGAAGATCAGAAGTGCTTCCTACAAACATAGCGTTAGTAACGTTCTTAGGTCCTGACTTGTCTTCATCTAAGTCTTTCATTTTTCTTTGAAGATCAACCAACTTATCTGTTGTATCTGCAACGTGTTTGATCAATTGACCTGCGACTTCATACGCTCTGGGGTGTTGAGAATCTTGACATACATCGAGTATACCATTGACCGCTTCCTGTCCTTTCTCTACAAGATTATATAATTGTGCACGACTATATTCATAATCCTTTGTGGGATCATCTTGGTCACTAGATTTACTACTTAGTTTTCTTTTTTCACGAACGATTTCAGACTTCACATCTAGTGCTTTGTCAATAGAGTCATAAGAATTTGACATGCTTTTCCAAATAATTACAGGGAAAATATTCGGAGTATTTGGTGTATTTTTTAATTATTTAGATATCAGTGCCTTGAACGCTACTGAATTCTAGACCGTCTGCATCAAAGAATGATCTGCTTTCTGTAAAACCAAACTCATCTCCAACCTCTATCAATGCACTATCTTGAGCATCAACTTGACTCAATGTTGCTCCCACGTAGTGCTCCGCAACTGAAGTTCCAAACTGTCCTCTTTGAACTAATAAATTTGTGCCATTGATTTCTCTTATCTTCATCACCTCATTGTTAATTTGAATGTAAGTGTTGGTAGATAGTGATGCAGCAGATGACACAGAGACAAGTGTTTGTTTAGTTGATATTTCTGCTGTGATTGTGGTGGCAGTATCGTCATTGTAGTCTTTGACTGCCTGTGGTACAACTGTATATCTTTGTGCTCTTGGTGCCTTGATAGCAGTAGAGTAATCGACTTGTACCTTCTTGATAATACCAGACTCGTCTGTTGGAATCTCTTGATAGAAGTATGTCTTTGCAACAAAATCAAGATCGTATTGAATAAATCTTCTTGTAGAAAAATCTCCTTCGTACTCGTCTACAAATGACACATTGGCAAGAGTAAAAGGAACATCTCTCTTTTCTTCAACTCCCTCCAACATATTCACAGTAACACTATATGAAGGTTGAAAGAACGGAAGTATCTGCTCAATTATCTGTAGTGCATCGTCTTGTAATTTAGTTGCAAAACTAAGTCTGAAACCTATCTCATATGGAACTGGTAAAAATACTTTCTTATGTTTTGTTTTATCTGATCCCTTGCCTGTAAATTTTGTTACGGGTGAAGACTTACGACTTGGATCGTAGGCATATGATGTGAGTTCAAAAGATATCCTTGGAAGTGTAAGAGCAACATTATCATCAAAGTTTGCTTGCTGTTCTATTCTTGCAAGAAATCTTTGCATAGGTCCGTATGCAACAGGCACCTTGATCTGACTGATTGCTTTACCATCACTAGCAAACTTTTTGATCTTTATATTATTGAATAAAGTACCAAAAGCAATTACAGTCTTTCTTATTGTCTCATTGTAAAAATAACTTCCAAACATTATGCGACCCTGTTATTTGTATTTTTCTTGACTAAATCAAGAGGTAATTTGAAACCTGTCATTTTTTTAAAAAGCATATTCTCTTTTGCTTTTTGACCTTGGTCTCTGATAAATGAATCATAACTACCTGATTGTTTACCGTACATTTTTGGAGTCTTGCTTAGATTCTCCATGAATTGTTTGAATGTAATCATACCTCTCCGAATGGGTTTTTCTCTGTGAAATCTAAGATGCTTGTTGTTGACAAAGTTTGTATCTCGTCACCTGTATTGTAAACATCATCATCATCGTAATTTATACTATCTATAGAGTATACTGCTGTACCATACCCAACGTTGGTTATTTGTTCTCCAACTGCAAAATCTCCCGATAGGTTTTTCGCAAGTAGGGTGTTATTAGCAGCATCCCAATTAGTCACGATAGCTGTTGTGAGTGAGGACTCGCCAGTTATGACCTGTCCATACAAGAATGTGCCACTGCCTATGGTAGATGCAGTACCCACCGTGATGACTGGATTACTGGTATATCCATATCCTCTGTTTGTAGCATCAATGTGAGTAACTCTGTTTGTCGTGGTATTGATACGTGCTGAGAATTGAGCTTGTTCCCCTCCCGATGGTGGAGAGTTGACAGTTACTAATGGTGCAACAGTGTACTCTCTACCATCATTTGTTATGGTTATATTACCGATAACACCAGTTGTACCAATACCTGCAAGAGCAGTAGCACCTGCACCCTTACCGTCTTGAGAAATGAATTGCACGTTAGGTATCTGTGTGTATCCAGCACCAGGATTCGTTATCTGTATGCTTTGTATTCTAAGTGAATTAGTAAGTCTTGATGCTGTAGTAGATGTTATTGCAACAGCAGTTGCTTGTGTACCAGCGTCAGGTGGTTCTATAATAATATCAGGTGCATTCGTATATCCAGCACCACCAGATAAAACATCTATTTTGTATATACCACCATTTACCAGAGTTGCTGAAGCAGTTGCTCTCATACCCTTGTCACCAAGTATAATGGTGACATTGTAACCCTCATCACCAAAATCATCGTCGATAGCAGTAACGCCTGTATCGATAACTTCATCTTGAAACTCGAATGGTTCACAAGTAAGTTCGTACGTATATCTATCACGTAGTTGATAAAAATTTTCTATGTCATTGACATACTTTATTTCAAATACAATATCTCTAAGAGGGAAATACATAAGATCACCCTCATTTGGTCTGGACTGTGTAATTAAAGGAGCGATACCCTGATCATACCTTTCGATTGAGATGACTATCTTCATCTCTGCTGTTGATCTTACACCAAATTTTGTAAGAAGATTATATCCAGCGTCAAATCCTTCGTATGATGATATGTAACCCTCTATAGGAAATGATTTTTCAAACTTAGAACTTGTAATCTCTCGCATCACCTCTTTCTGATTTATCAAGGTGCGAGGCATGTATATGAACTCAATACCATGTATCTGGATTTGCTCATTGGTCAAATCTCTTAGTAGGTTCTGTTCACCTTTACTACCTTGTAGAAAAAACGGATTTAGTGCCATTATACTTGAGGTGGTTTTCCAAGTAGTCTATCTAAAATCTTTTTACCCTTCAGTCTATTGACTTTAGATCCTCCCCCTTTTATGGGGTTTTCTTTCTCGTCTTTAAAAGCTTGACTGATTGCATCTAAATTACCCTTGAGATCATCATCAACACCTTCAATAAAATTTTTATATGTTTTCATCATCCTATGAGGTCTAGTGGAGGTAATTCGTACTCGTTTGCCATCTTAGATTCGAGTGCCTCGATTTCGGCAACGCCATCATCATATATCTGTCTACCATTTAGTTCTGTACCACCTGGCAGTTTCACACCTGTGAATTTTATGAGGTTCTGACCCCACTGTTTCTTCAGCAATGCTGTGAAATACTTTTTCAAGAATGGATCACTATAAACTTTTGGATAGTCATTAGGATCCAATACCCTATAACATTTTATAATAAGATAATCATCTTCTTTCAAACTAGAAAAATCTGTATCAAGGTATAATCTGTTCTGTCT